TCTTGGATAACCTCAGTGAGGTCACCCAGCAATGCTGTTTAAAGATCTTCAATGGCATTCAATGCTGTGAAGGAAGCGGATGCTATCAACCCACCACACACTAAGAGCAGCAGGCACTCCACAGGTGGGAACATGAATAACGCCCCTAAAGCAGCAAGACCAACGAAGATGAGACCGAGATAGCCGAAGACAGTGAAGACAAAAGACATGGTAGACTCCAAAAGAAACAAACAAAGAACCCTAAAAGAAGGGGGGATACAGAAACAAAGAAGGGCTAACCCAAACAAACAAACTGATTCTTTGACACACAGAGAGAGATACCCCCACAAAACTCCCCATAAACACTCTTTGTTTACCCGAACTAGGGCTCCCCCCAAAACATTCTCCCAAAAACTCTCCCAATAAAAAAGTAGGGGTATACTAAAAACCTAATACAAAATATTACGTTTAGAAATGTAATAAGAGTTATTAGTCGGTTCCTAATAGGAAATATATATTTTTATTTTTAAGGGTGCGGTCGCAGCTGCGCCCACATAGGACACAAGTAATGAATAATAAAGAGAAGCTAGAAGCGCTGAGAGAACTCAAGAGAAGAGAAAAGCTAGCTGAATATAAAGATGACTTTGAGCTATTCGCTAAAGAACAGATTAAGATCTTACCTAAAGATTCTTCGCAGGGCTTTCAGCCATTTATGTTTAATAGTGCTCAGAGTATTGTTAATGAACAGATTGAGAAACAGTTGAAAGAAACTGGTAGAGTTAGAGCGATTATATTGAAGGCTAGACAGATGGGTTTAAGTACCTATGCTACTGGTAGAGTCTTCTGGAAGAGTTATTTTAATGCCTATAACAAGTCAGTTGTTATGGCTCATGATACCGCTACCTCGGATGCTTTGTTTAGTATGTCGAGGAATACGATTGATAATATGCCTGAGCAGTTTAAACCTAAGTTCAAGAAGTCTAATGCTAAGGAGATCATGTTTGAACACAATGATTCAGGATATCGATTATATACAGCTGGCTCGCCAGAAGCGGGCAGAGGAACTACACCGACTATTGCACATCTTTCTGAGGTGGCTTTCTGGACACATGATGAGAAGATTCTCGCTGGTATGTTCCAGGGTATTTCTCAAGCTAAAGGTACAGAAGTAATTCTAGAGAGTACTGCTAATGGAGTAGGTAATGCTTTCCATAGATTATGGCAGGGTGCCGTTAAAGGAGAGAATGAGTATATTCCTATTTTTGTTCCTTGGTTTCTTATGGAAGAATACCGTAGAGAGGCCCCAGAGGACTTTGAAAGAACCGATAAAGAAGAGATATTAGTTACTAGATTTAATCTAGATGATGATCAGTTATATTGGAGAAGACTTAAGATAGCGGAGGGTGGGGAAGATAAGTTCCGTCAGGAGTACCCTGCTACAGCTGATGAAGCATTTATTGTTTCAGGGGCTAATGTATTTAATATTGAGAAGTTATCTGCTCTAATACCCCAACCTATATTAGCTTCTAAGGAATTTAACTTCGAGTCTAATATGATGGAGGATAAGGATAGAGGATCGATAGAGATCTTTAAATATCCTACCTTTGGAGATTCTTTTGCTATTGGTGCTGATGTATCGTTAGGGGTAGGTAAAGACTCTTCTGCTGCTATTGTAATGAATGCAGATAGAGAAGTATGTGCTGTATACAGGAATAACATGATTGATCCCTCTAAGTTTGGTGATCTCTTGTTCTATCTTGGTAGGTACTACAATAATGCTCTCTTAGCTGTAGAATCTAATTCGATGGGTATTGCTACTCTAAATAGGCTTACACAGATGCAGTACGTTAATATGTACTATCAGACCAAGCTAGCTAATGTTTCTAAGGAAGAAGGTAACAGGATTGGATGGAGGACTACCTCAGCATCTAAGCCTGCTATTATTGGATTCTTAAAGAATGCTATTGATAATGAAGATATCTGGATTCCTTCTAGGTTAGTTATCGGGGAATTAATGAATTATGTGGCAGATGATTCTGGAAAGACTAATGCTATTATTGGTCATAATGATGATACTGTTATTGCCCTAGCTATTGCTCTCGAAGTGATTAGAACTCATGGTGATAGATTAAAGAATACTAATGTACCCTTCACACAGAAGATGGGTAACTTTCAACAATTGGAGACTAACTGGTTATGAGTAAAGATTCTAGACTAGAAAGAGCTGGTGTATCAGGTTATAATAAACCTAAGAGAACACCTAGCCACCCTACTAAGAGTCATGTTGTTGTTGCTAAGAGTGGTGACACAGTAAAGACGATTAGATTTGGTGAGCAAGGTACTTCAGGTTCCCCTAAGACTTCAGGTGAGTCAGATGCAGATAGAAAGCGTAGAGAGTCTTTTAAGGCTAGACACGCTGAGAATATTGCTAAAGGCCCTCTATCAGCAGCTTATTGGGCTAATAAAGTTAAGTGGTAAATATATGGCACAAATGAATGTACCCCTAACGGGGAAAGAGAAAGAACAGTTTAAGAGTGTACTCAAACAACAGGGTGCCCCCAAACTTCTTGACTCTAAAGATGCAAAGATTAAAACGAATAAAGAGAAGTCTCTTCCTATTCGAGGACAGGGATAAAGAATAGTCCCTTGTGTCCTACCTGTTGGTCACTAGCAGTTGGACGAAACTAGTGACACCTAATACATAAGCCGTTGTAGGCTTGATTGATTGAATGAATGACCATGAAAGGTTTACAATGGCTACTAATACTATCGGGTATCGAGAACCCGTAGGCGATGAAGAACTGAAGTCGATGATTGAACAAGGAGTTATGAACTCCGTTGGTGACTTCCTTAATAGTTCTGACCTCGCAAGAGAAAGACAGAAAGCTACATACGAATATGGTATGATGCCTATGGCTCACTTGTCTCCTCAAGGCGTGTCTCAGATTGTATCCTCAGATACAGTAGAGGCTATCGAGGGGTATAGTGCTATTCTGGCTGAACTTATGTTTAACAATAATAAGTTAGCTAGATGTATTCCAGCAGGTACTAAACCTACAGACTATCATAATGCTAAATTAGCTTCTGACTTAGTTAATTATACTATATTTAAACAGAATCCTGGCTGGGAGATCCTAAATACATGGGTTAAATCTTCTTTGTTATGGAAGAATAGTATTGTTCGTTGGGATTTTGTAGAAGATTTCGAATATACTTTTGAAGAATATGATTCAATTAGTAAGGAGAATTTAGATATTCTTTTGGCTGATGCTGATACTGAGATTATTGGTACCCTTAAATATGATCAAGAATTAGGTACTGATGAAGAAGGAAATGCTGTATACAACCTAGTATACAAAGATGTTCGCCTTAAGAAGCAACATAATAAGACAAGAATTAAGATTGAGAACGTTCACCCTGAAGCGTTCCGTATCACACGAGACGCTAAGTCTCTGGATGATGCTAATTTTGTAGGTATCCAGATCGATATGACCCGATCTGAGATTAGAAAGTTTTACCCCGATATTGCAGAGAACATCGACTGGGACGATATTGGAGACGGTAGTACCGACTGGGCTACCAAGTACACCGAAGAGCAAGCAGCTCGGAAGCGTCTCGCTGGTGAAGAGTACTGGCTGGGGGGTAATTCACGGGAACTTTTCCCAACAGAAGCTAATAGACAAGTAACTGTTATTGAATGTTGGTTAAGAGTTGATCGTGATGGTGATGGTATTGCGGAACTAAAACACTTTATTATTGCTGGAAGTACTATTCTTCTGGAAGAAGATTGTGATTGTGTTCCATTGGCTACATTGTGCCCATTTGAGATTCCCCATGAATTCTTTGGTCTATCTGTAGCGGATATGATTCGTCCTTCTACATTGGCAACTACCGCTATTATGCGTGGCTTTGTAGAGAACGTATACCTAACTAACTATGCGCCTAAGTTAGCTGATCCTAACGTAGTAGATTTCTCAGCGCTTCAGAACATGAAGCCTAAACAGATTGTTGCTACTAACGGTAACCCTAATGGTGCCGTAGCATCCATGACACCAGATACTATTAGTACTGGTACTGTACCTCTTTTGGAGATGCTCCAGTTACATAAAGAGCAAGCTACAGGCTTGTCAAAAGCGGCTCAAGGCCTCAATGACACTCTTTATGTTTCTGGCAACTCTGAAGAGAAGATGCAGAGAGCTATGTCAGCAGCACAAGTACGTATCCAGTTTATGGCACGTAGATATGCTGAGACAGGCTTTAAGCGTTTAGTTGAGGGTGTATATAAAACACTCCGTACTAAACTTCGTGGTAAAGAATTTAAGTTCTTTGATCAGAACGATGTTTACAAGTAAATTGACCCTGGTATGCTACCTGACAACATGTTGATGTACGTTGATATTGATGTCGGTGAAAATAGTAACAGTAATATTATTAAGAAGATGACTATGGTTGGTCAGCAACTTATTCCTGCACTTCAGCAGGGTGGA